CCTAACGTTGCAAACAAAAACTCTATTATTAGATACAACTGCATCTTGCCAGTTCTCACCATCGCCACCTAAATGATTAGTAAATATACTAGACGGATAACCATTAATGATTTCATAGTTTAATAAACTTAACTCTGTTACTTCTAAATAATCTGTTACAGATGTACCTATGTAATGTTCATCTCCAGAATTTTGTTTCCAATCAGTAAAGTCTCCTTCAAGACTTGTACGTGCTCCTTTTGTAAGATCAATATCTACAAGAAGTGTAAACTCATCATCACTATCTTTTTTACGAATATATATTCTACCACCTGATATTCTAGGATCATAATCTCCTTTAGCACCTATTTGTATTTTTAAAGATTGTAAATCTGTATGATTTAAACTAGTATCTTGAGTAGATGCTTTAGTAGTATCATCTTTTCCATAAAGAGCTAATAAAGATTCTTGATTATCATCGTAAATAAAAGACTGTGCAAACTCATATTCAACTACTCGTTGATCATCGCTACCTTCTATAGCACCCGGAGAACCAGATGAAAATACTTTCAATGTAAATCCTTTGCCTGCATCTGGATATGTTAAGGTATCTCCACCTGCATTAAAGTATTTCATGTTACTTCCAGTATCTGTAGGAGGTGCTAAATCATTGTCTTTTGCAAAATAACCAGAGTAAGATTTACTATTTAAACTACTTTTAAAATGTGTTCTTGAAATCCAACCAAACCATTGTATTTTACCTTTAGTTCCTACATTAGTATCGCAACATCTAATTTGATCTTCAGATTTATAATATAAAACTTTACTAGATTGATCGTCTGTACTAAAACCTTGCAATGTAATTGCATCTTCTGTGTAATCTGTAACACTATTTGAATACACATCTATCTTGTGTTCTTCTGGATGTGCTATTAAAACTATTTTATCTCCTGATAAAATTCCAGTCATTGTTCCAGAACATGATTGTAAAATATTTGCTACTCCAGTTCCTCCTAATTCTGTATCTATCTGAGGAGGAGTTGCTCTATCTAAATATATTTCAGTACTGCCATTTCCACCAATAACTGTATAAATTCCATCCATTGATCCATCTGCTATTGTTTGAGCATAACCTGTACCACCAGAACCATCCATATTAAAACCTGAGAGAATTATTTCTGTTCCACTAGGAAACCAATTATGAAGATTTATAGCTGTACCAGCAACAGCATTAGCTCCTTGATTATAGTTTACTTTATCGTCTCCATCGCTAAATGCAGTTACAGTATGTTTATTATCTTTTGCACTTGGATTTGTTACAAATCTAAATCCTCTATTTGCAGCATTTCCAGTTAATGTTAATGACCTTGCTGTTCCATCGGCAAAATGATCTGTTTCAAAATAACCTAATCCATAACCGCCCTCTATTGCATCTATATGGCTAGTATCTAAAGCAGCAACTTTATTATTGCTTGTATCTTTCATAGATAAGCCAGAATCAATTACACCTTGCCTAGTAAACATAATGTTTTGAGCATCTGACAATTCGTTATCTTGAATATCAGATGGATCTTTTAGATTATTAATACCACCACTAAAATCTCTTACTGGATATAATGCTTTAGGCATTAAACTGTTTCCCCCAAAATGTACATTGTCCGTTTACTATTTCTATTGGTTCTATTTGAAAATTGCCTTTTGGCTTATCAAAAAATGTTACAATGCCAAAGCAATGATTCCAATTGTGCAATCTACCTTTTAACCATTTGTTTTTATTTGGTCTCATATCTTTTAAACAACCCATTGACCAAGCTGCAATCGTACCAGAGTCTAGTTTAGTTAAACTATGTCTTTGAATATCGTGAGTATGTCCATAGACAATATTAGAACCGTAAGCTTCTAGATGTTTTTTAGCATGATAAGTTGTAGCATATGCACCATGTATAAAGTTTAACTTTCCTATCTTTAATGGTTTATTGTAAGATAAATAATGATAGCCTCTTTCTTTCCATCTACAAGCTTCTTTAAACGTATAACCTTTAAGATAAGGATGTTTATTTACAAAATGATCTAACCATTCATCATGATTACCTGCTAAAATGTAACGCTCTTTGCATTGTATTTTATCAAGCACTTTGTCAAACATGTCAATACCTTTGTTTACTTTTTCTATTTCAAGATCTACGTCTATTAATTGATGTTCAAGATTTGGCAATCTTTTACCTTTAAATCTCCATGCAGAAACAGAATCCCATTCACCAACATCACCCAGATTAATAAATATTTCTGGTTTGATATATTCAATTGCTTGCAATGCAATATTTATAGCCCTTATATCATGAACAGGAAAATGTTGATCTGGTATAACTACAGCTCTTTTCATTTATTCCATTAATTCAAAATGTACTAGATCATCAAAATTATTATCTTTGGTAGTACGTTGTCCTTTAAATTGACTACTGGCATTCCAGTCGCCTCCCCAACGAACTTTATAGCCTAGCCTATTTGCTGTTGCTAACATCCATCCACCTAGATAATGAAAATCATCTCTAGCTTTCCAATCTATAGGATATGGTGCTATATCAACGGCCATGCCTAAAACGTGTTTACCAAACTTTGTCTTGCTTTTGCCTTCAGCAACTAATTGATCTTGTCTCTCTTGACTTCTTTTTCCTTCAATAACTGTAATATCAAAGTACTTAACAACTTCACTTAAAAGGTGTACAAGTCTTTCATCGACTCCTTCAAGTCTTTGCTTACTTCTTTTTCCTAATCTTGGCATTATTTCTTTTTACGTTTTGATTTAACAATCATTCTTTGAAGTTTTTTAGGTAGTGTCTTTTGCTTTTTAGTTAGCATTGACTTACTTTTTTTCTTCATTGGTTTACCTGATTTTTTCTTTTTAGGTCTTCCAACCCTTGATCCGTATGTTCCTTTACCCATTGGCATTATTTTGCTCTCCTTACTTTTCTTGCTATTGATTTACTATACTTAGCTTTACCCCTGCCTTTAGCACTAGCAGCTCTTTTTCGCTTGTTAGTAGATGCTTTTTGACTAGGTGTTAAGCTCTTTCTTACTGATTCTGGTAGATAACGACCACGTTTCTTTTTAGGTTTTTTCTTATCTCCTTTGCTAACATAATCCCATTTTTGTTTTGACCATTTAGATAGCTTATTACTTGAAGATTTTTTACCAGAGTATCTACCTCCCATATCTTTATAATATTTAACAGCTAATTGCATAGCTCTAGCAGAATGTTTTCCACCCATTTTTCTTTTAGCTTTAGCTTTTGCTCTTGCCCACTTAGCAGGGTCTCTCTTTTTAGCAGTAGCCATTATTTCTTAATCTTTTTTACTTTACCATTTTTGGTTCTAGCAAACTTATGTGTTTTAGTTTCTCTTATGAGAGTACCATAATGTTTTTTGCCTCCCCACATCCAACTAACTTTTTTAGCCATAGTTATTTTCCAACTTTTTTCTGAGCCATTTTATGAGAAGCTCCAAAACTTTTACCTTTTTTCATAGCATTTGCCATCATTCTTAAATGTTTTGCTGTATGATGCTTTGAATGATTTTTCATAGCTTTTGCTTGCCTCATAGTAAGTCCAGCCATAGAAACACCTTTTACACTTTTTGGTGCTTTCATTGCTGTAGCTTTTGTTTTTGGTCTTCCTTTTTTAGAACCATAGTTTCCTTTACCCATTGGCATAATACACTCCTTTATTTTATTTTTTCTTTTTGTGTCTTTTTGCAAATGCTCTAGCTGCAGCAACTGAACCAAATCCCCATCTTTTTAAAGCTAATGCTTTTCTCGTAGGTCTTCCTTTTGAATCTTTCATTGGCCCTTTCATTCCTGCAAACCTTGCAGCAAAACTAACTCTTCTAGGACTGGTGCCTTTACTAAGAGGAGGTTTTAAATTGCTACCCTCTCTTTTAGCAGAAGCTCTACCTTTTGCATTTAAACCGCCTTTAGGATTTTTACCTTCTTTTCTTTGCCACGCAGGTGTTTTATATCTTCTCTTAGTTGATTTTCTCTTGGCAGGCATTATATACCAATTTTTTTAAGAAGTACACTTTTGATTACTTTCCAAAGTGCTTCAAGTATCTTTTGCTCTGTAGCTTCTGAAATGATAGGTATGTCGACTGATTTATTTATTTCAGCAATTACCTCTGCACCATTTTCATCTGATAAAAGATCATCTGCTATTAACTTCGCTAACATAGTTAACTCCTATTTTTAACTGTTTTTATTTTGTACGTAAGATACACAATAGTCATTATGCCTATAATACATTGTAGTATCAAGTTTATTTCGGCAAGATGTATGCCGTAATTCATAAAAGATACACCAGAAACCTTTAAACTGTCCATTAGTGTTTTCCATTAATGCGAGATAGACTACCCTCTACTCGGCTAATTTGATTATCTAAGTCGTTAATTTCTTTAGTAATTGCATCAAACTTTCTATCTAATTTATCATCAGACTTGTTCCAACGTTCAATTAATTTAATAATCATGCCTTCCATGTTTTCCAAGGTTTCTGATTGACCTCTATTTTCTGTTTTTAAATCTTCTAGAGTTTCTTGTTGCTTTGCTGATTTGTTAGATAGTGATACTACTAGATACACAAACATTGCACCTACTACACCTATCATCCCTGCTTCACCGTATACTGCCATAAAATCCATCAGAACACCTTAAATGGTAATAGGTTCCAAATATACATAGAAACAAAAGAAAACATACCGCCTAATACAGTCGCTATTACATCTTTATTAGACCATGCTTTATGATCAATATAGTCATATAATTCTTTACCAAAAGCCAATATAAACAATACAATCCATGATTCTGTAATTGCAAATCCAGCAGATCCTGCCATAAAATGCATAAATTTATCAGAGCCAAATTGAAGAAGAAAATCATTTACCTTACTCATTTTCTTTTCCTTTTTTTATTCCAACTAAGTGGATTAATGTTAAATTCTTTTTCATAAAACTTTACTTTCTCTGCCAGTTCTTCTCTTTCAATCCTTTCTTCCACGATATGTTTATCAAGTAAGTTCCCAATTTGTTCATTAGCATCAAGCATTTTCCCTTCAAGAGAAGCAATTCTAGTTTCAACCTTCCAATACCCATATATTAATGCACCAACTGCAAGAAATACATTAGCAAGAAACTTTATATTAAGGGAAATAACAGCGTTGTCATCAATAATAGCACCTCTATAACTGCGAGCTGTTTTAGGTTTTTCACTCATTGAATCCTTACTTCTTCCCATTGATTATGTAATATGCAATAATTATCTCCATGATACAGTTTACCAGCATACCAATGCATTGTAGAATCTTTTGCTATAATCTCTATAAATACAGTATTTGTATCTGTTGGTGTTAACTCGTAACCCCCTACAGACCAACCAGAACTACAATTAAGATTTGTAGATGTAAACAACAGGAATATTATAACTCGTACTAACATTTGCATTTACATTTGCATTTTTCATAAAAGTACATCCTTACTTTAGCACCCAGTTCATAATCATTTGGGTATTTTTTTATTAGTTTTTTAATCTTATTCATAATGTCTTTATTACATGATTTTCTAATTTATGTTTACCTACAATCATTCTACCAGTTCCACCGCCATGTCTAGAATCACATTCATCTACATAGGCTTTTTCAATAGTATCCCAACTATCACTTCTTTTAATTATTTCACCATCTAAAACTAAAAAGTATTTATACCTAGAAGGATAAGTCAGGGTCTCTACCGTACCATCTGGATATGTTTTTTTCCTAGTAGCACTAGGACTAGAGTTTCTATAGAGTTTTAAATCGTGACCCTGAGAACTTTTCCTTATAAGCATTAGTCTTCCTTTACTTCTTCTAAAGACTTTTTGAGCATATTAATAAATGCTTCACGACCTACTCTAAGTTGGTCTGCAACAAAACTGTTTGATGCTTGTTTGTTTTGTATGTCGTTAATGTGATTTACCATCATTTGTTGCTCATCAGTCATATCTTCTATAACGTATTCTTTACCGTCAAGATTCAAGACTGGCTTTTCTTTTTCTTTTTTAGCCATTATTGACTCCTTATGTTAGTTAATCTTCTTTTTTACTATTTTCATACGCTTTCTTAATTTCATCAGTCCACAATGCACTAGCTAATGCTCTTAATTCAGAACTTTCAGCACTTACATCTGCATCTGGCATAAATGATTTTCTATGATATGAAAATGATATTTCTTCACCATCTTCCATAATAGATGTTTTACATCGCTCTTGAATGCATTTGTATTCTCCACGAATCTCATAATCGTATGTTTTTTTCTTTTCTAAAGCCATTATTTACTCCTGTTTGTCCATTCCAAGAATCCACTCGGAATAATTATGCGACTCTATAAGAGCCACCTATTATAACTGAATTTTTATTTGCCCCATCTACTGGTGAATTTTCATCAAGTGTGGAATCGTCATCATTAACATCAGCCCTCTTGTATAATGCTATATAACTACCAGCATTAGTAATTCTTGCATTTATCGGATTGTTATTTGATGCAAAGAAAAAACTATT